AAAAGTGTTCCAACGGGTCTACTCGCGTTTTCTTTATGTCGAGTTTTCCTGATATCATTCTCAATAGGATGTTTTTGTCTCCACTGTATTCCCTGATGGTTTCACACTCTGATGCCTTTTATTGCTCAATCGGTGTGAATATGCACAGAGATGCAGATAAATGGTTCAGTGCTCTAAAAGAGTTTTCGGACGATTGGATGGAGGGGGATTATAGCGGATTCGACGTGTCCATGATGTTTGAAATCTCTTACATGGTTGCTACTATTGTGAAGAGAATTCTACGCAGGTTTGGATACAATGAGTACGCCCTGAGAATGGCGGAAGGCTTGCTTGCTGCAAATGGGATGATTATGGTCGAAATGAATGGAGATATTTATTTGATGAAAGGTAAACAACCGTCAGGCAAGAGCTCAACGGCTGAGGATAATTGCATCCGCTCCTTGTGTCTACTCTGTTGTTCTTGGTATTCACATCCAGTTCTAAAGGACTTAGATTTCTTTGACTACGTGTTACCGAAAACTTACGGAGACGACTTAGCGGCAGCAATTCATAAAGCCGTCAGGGAGTGGTATGACAATTATTATCATGCTTCATTCATTAATAGCACAGGCATGGGCTACACTTCTGCCGGAAAAGGAGAAGTTGATTCGGCTTTTGTAAGACCTGAGGACTCCAGTTTTCTCAAGCGTAATTTTAGCTATAAGCCCGATCTCGATCGGGTTGTTGGAAAATTAGATATTAATTCTATTTTCCGTATGCTTGAGTGGAACGAGCCGTCCGACTCATGTCGACCACAAGACCAGCTTAAGAACACTATCGATTCATGTCTGAGAGAGTGTTTCTTTCATTTGAAGAAGGAACCTTATGACAGATTCCGTTCTTATCTGGCTTCCGTGTATGAGAAAGAATATGGCTACAGTGAAAATGTTTGGAAGACACATTTTCACGAGTACTCCAAATTAACGGAGGAGTACTTGCCAGGTGCAAAAAAGGTAGTAGCTGAGGGCAAGGTATGTCAGCTTTACCAGACACCAAAACGAGTCGCCGTTGGCCTCGTCATCAAAAGTAATACCGCCGATGCGCCCGTAGTAGAGAGTAAGGGATGTATCGCAAAAAAGCAATTCTCTGCAGAAGACGTTACTGATTTTATCAACCGTTTATCGGAGGAGCTGAAAGAAGCTCAGTATGAATTGGACAGTATGTCCGACCCATTCCCAGGCGTGCCTGTGGAACACTACAGGAGAATGGTTGACTTACAAGAGCAACCATCTCTACGAGAGTACTGTGAGAAATTCCAGGCTCTCAAATCCCGCGTTAAGTCCCTCGAGATCACAAT